ACAAGCCCGCCGACCTCGCCCCAGTTCCCCAAACCGTAAACCTCGAAACCCTCCGGGTCAAGCTCATGGCGGCGTTCCATGCGCTTTTTGTAATCGTCGTCAATATAACGGTTATCAAGATACGTGCTTTTATGCTTGAAAATGTCCGCACTTTCCATGTCCCATAACTGCGACTTTATCCAATGGGAAGAATTTATAGGATTGAATGTCAACGTTATTTGATAATACAAGCCGTCGGAGAGCTGCCCGCGCAAACGGTCATCAATAACATCAAAGTCACTATCTCGAAGTTCGGTCGCTTCTTCGCACCACACCCACGTTATTTTTCCGGTTGGAACGCTTACAGATTTAAGCCGCTCAACTGCCCGAACATCTGAACACCCTCTGAATATAATGCTGTTTCCGTTTATGGTGTTGCGAATCGTGAGCGGATTTAATTTACTATCCCATATAGCCCCCAGACCCAAACGGGAAATCGCGCCCGTCAGTTCCGCAAACGTGCTGTTTAAGTGAGATACCTCAACGCCTCGAACTACAAGCAGGCTGCACCCAGAATAAGCTGAATCAGACAGCTTTATAATATAGTCTTGGGCGACGTTTACCGACTTCCCCGAACCGGCTGAACCTAACATAACCCGGTAACGGTGGCGGCTTTCGTTTGCCGATTGAAATATTTTGTTGAATCTCGCGTTATTCATAAGTCACCGTTATCTTTATTTCTCTGTCCGCGTTATCCGTCAACTCTGATAAATGCGCCCGCTCGAAAACTTCTTTAATTGCACCCACAGCGGCTGTTGCCTGCGTGTCGGGGTCGCGTAAAATATCCTTTAAACGCCTTATAGCAAGCGGGATAAGGTCAATAACCTGCTCGCGTTGCCGGGCATAGAATATTTCCTTTAAATCCTCGCGCTTTTTGACAAGCCGGACGGTTTCCGCCGAACACTTCAGTTCTTCGCATATATCCCGCGTTGACATTCCCTGAACCCATCTTTCGACTATATCAAGCTGCAAAGCTGTTGTTTTTACGTTTGGCATAACTCCCCCCTAAAAAGCAAAAAAGGCCTACCCGGTTTAACTTATCCCGGAAAGCCCTCAAAAAATTATTTTATTTTATTTTATGTCCGAAAATACTTTTTGCAAAAACTCAATGCCGCCGTCGGCCTCCCTTAAAGCGTCTAAATTTATCGCAACGGTTTTCCCCTTTTTGGTGTTACCGTCTTCGTCTGCCCAATCCGGCATTGATACTTGAAGTCTGCCAACTTCGCTATACCAGCGCAAAACGTTTTTGCCCGTGCTTATTTCCGCAGTTGGTGCGGTTTCCCAGTATTTTTTATTCATTCGGTTTTTGTCCTCCAGTACGTGTTAAAAATTCCTCATATGCTGCCGTTCCTTCTTCAAGTGTCTGTATTGATGGATAAGCCTCAAGTAATTCTTCAAAAGTTTTATCATATGGGTTATCAAATTCATGATGTTGCGCTCCAAATCCTTCCGCTAACATGAACATATTACGCCTTTTGCTCAAATCTTTAAGCATTTCAATATTTTCTTTGCGTAAATGTTCGATATACTTCCAGAGAAATATATAATCGCGAATTATCTTTCTTAGCCTTTCGCTCTCGGTAGCACTCTTAAAGTCATATGTTTTTTGTATAACAGCCCATTCTATATCAAATAAGCTAACAGATTTTTGTTTTGTTTTCTTTTCTTTTTTAGGTGGCATATTGATTCCCTTTCTTTATCATGTGTTATAAAATTGTTTCAACCGTATTATAACATGGAGAATTGAATTTGTCAAGCCTTTTTCAAAAAAAATAAAAATTATTTTCGCATACGGTGCCAACTGATGGGGGCGTAGGGTGGGGGCGCTTGACCTGTGCCGGGGGTGCCGCGAACGGTAGAAAAGTTTTTCATACCCAATTCGACAAAATAAATGTTTGGCGGAGTTCGTGAAGCCTCAAAAGCCCCATTCTTCCGTGAGTTTTTTAAAATTGTTACCGAAGTCTGAATATTTTAACAGCTCAGCCACAACTTCAACGCCCGACTTTTGGACGGCTGTAAACTTTCCATGAACGCAAACCCCCCCATTTTGCGACAAAACTCAAAAGAACAGGCGTTCGCGACGCAGGGTTTAGACGCGGCTCCCTTTGGGTGTGTATTCTTTTTTCAGCCTAAATTTTATGTCAATAAATAGGGGCCAATATGAGTGGATTTTTATAAAACGTGTAAAACGTGTAAAATGAATGGGAACTTTTCATAATTATTTTTCTCGTAGATACTTCCCATTCATTTTACACGTTTTACACGAAAACAAGAGAAAAGCCTGATTTTATCAGGCTTTTGAGGTTTTTTAATTAATCATTTTTTATTTGTTTTATTTAGACGGCGCATCCTTGTCGCTCGGCGGCGGTGTTGTGTTTGTCTTTGCTCTGTTTATCCTATATCCGCGCACAACATTTTTATAGCCTGAACCGTCAATATATCCGCTTTCCGCAAATATTTTTTTATACTTCAATTCCGCAAAGAAATTTGTTTTGTTTTCGCACCCGTAGCCACTTTCTGCACACCATACTTGATATAAGAAATAAACGTCCCCGGCTTTGCAGTTTTGCCCTGGCGTTTTTTCTAAACAATCTGCGATAAATTTTCCAACTTTGTCGCTATCGTTCCTGTAATCCTCCGTTGCGGCCACTATGACTTTAGGCGGCTCTAACCCGTCATTTATGAATTTATGCAATCCCTGCAAGCACCAGTTAAAAATCCCGCTTATATTTTCTGGTGTAATCAGCCTATTTTTTAAAGTTTTGTCCTGTTCAATGGCTTTGAAGTGTCTGTCAAAGGTTATTATATTTATGCGGTCGCTTGCAAATAAATCATCGTCGGTTATTAACGGCAAATGGTTTGTATTCATAAACAGCTTGAATTTTGGGTAAAAAGTAAATTCGCGCTCGTATAAATTCCGCGCCGTGATGGGGTCACGCCCTGTCATCTGTTTTAATAACGTAATATCTAAGAGCATACGTTTAGGCGGTTCGCTCACGTTAAGGAACCGGCAGCCGTCAAGCCTCGCAAGGTCGCCGCTTGCCTGTCTGCTGTCTTGATTTTTCTTTACAGCCAAAGTTTCCGGTTTCATATCCAGCCCGTAATCTCCTAAGGCGTACATTATCGTTGACATGAGCGTGCTTTTTCCGTTGCGTTTTGTTGCCCCATATAACATAAAGGAAGTTTCATAATGGGTATCAGCTGTAAGAGCATACCCAAGCGCCTTTTGCAGATATTCCGTTTTTTCAGCGTCGCCCTGCATTATTTCACCGATAAATTTTTCAAACAGCGGGGAAGTCGCGTTCGGGTCATAGTGAACGTTGCTGATTTTTGTTAAAAGGTTGTTCGGGTCGTGTTCTTTAAACTCAAACGTCTTTAAATTCAACGTTCCGTTTTTGCAGTTGAATAAATCATTATTGCTGTCAAATTCTTTTTTATAAATAGGATAAACAGATATAGCGTCTGCAATCATTGTATCTCTATTTTTTTTCTTTATCCGGTTGGAAACGTATTTTATCCATTTTTCCATTTGGTCATCGTCAAGATATTTTCGGCAGTCAAGCATATATGAAGTAAAGGATTTAGCTAATTTTGATACAACTGCGTTGCCCACGTCAAGCCGCCACACTCTCCCGTCATAGACGTACCAATTTTTAGCTTCCGGACAATGCCGAAATATGTTTTTATAAGCGTCAGCAAAAAAGTTAGACGTACCTATGTCGTGCCAATCGTAACGTTTCCTTGTTTCCGCTGTTTCAAAAGGATTAATTTCAATAAATCCAGTTATATTTTCAAGTGATATTTCAGGTGATGGTGGTTCAGGCTCGACGGTTGGCAGTTCATCCACCTCGCCCATCGTGTGCCCGTTCTTCAACCAATCGTAAATATCTCCTTTATCTGGCAAATCCGGCAACTTTATAATTTTAGAACCGGGCAGGGCGTTCCCTATTTTGTTCGCGTACATCATACCTGGTTCATCGTTGTCGGGTAGAATGAAAACTGTCTTATCCTTAAAATAGGCGTTATACTCCGACAGCCATATACTTTTAGCCCCTGCATCAAGTGAAGTCGCTACTCGTCCGGCTTTTATAATTGCGTCTGCGGCTTTTTCGCCCTCAACGAAATAAACGGTATCGGAGGCAAGAACGGCGGGCAAATTATAGGGAGCGCGCTCGGAAGGCGCTTTAAATATGCCGTTGGGTTGAACGAAATGAAATGATTTTGAACCGTTATCATATTCATATCGTTGTTTTGTATAAATGAGTGTACCGTCTGCATTTCTATATTCGTAGATTATCGTGTTGATTTTCTTTTTTTCGACCGCCGATTTTCGCGGCTTACTGGCTGCAAATAAATCCGACATTTTCAAGCCCAACGCAGATACAATAGCGTCAGGCGAACACCCTGCATGACAATGTAAAAGAACTTTGTCGTTTCCTATATTAATGGATAATGAATTTTCCTGGTCATTGTGTGCCGGGCACAATGCGGTGTACTGCCCGTTATTTCCTTTAACGTTTTTTAGTAAATCTAAAATTTCTTTCATTATATTACATGCTCCTTGTATTTTTATTGATTTTGGTTTATAATTTTACCGGGGGTGTTCCTGTGAAAACGATTGCTCAAATAGCCGCCGAAGCCGGTGTATCAAAAACAGCCGTAAGAAAGTATTTGACGGACGATATGAGGCAGAACAATGTTGAAATGCGTAACGGCGTTATCTTCATAGACGAAAACGGAGAAAGTCAGATAAAGTCAAAGTTTAAGGTTTGCGGGTTTGCGGAAACTACCGAAAACCAACCGAAAACGGTTTCCGAGGTTTCCGCAAACGTTTCCGATATGGTTTCCGGTTTAGTTTCCTCCTTGCAAAAGCAGCTTGAAGAAAAGGATAAGCAGATTGCGGAGTTAATGCAGGCGCTTCAGCGAGAACAAACACTTCATGCAGGGACACAAACGAAACTCTTAATAGACAACACACCACCCGACCCGACAAGGGTTAGTTTGTGGGGGAGGTTATTCCGGCGTAAAAAATAATTTGATACCCAGGGGGGAAGGATTTTTAAGTTGCCATCGTCAGCAGGTAGATTCTTATTCTATCCTGGACGCTCCCCATCGGGAGCGTTTCGGCTTATACTATTCTTTGGTTTTTCTCAAACGAAAATGCTGTATCAAGTAATTTATATCGTTCTTTAATGTTTAATAAGTTAAAAATGCGTAATAATTCTAATTCTTCAACCGTCAAACATCCCATATTATTAGTACCAGTATTATTTATCCCTTGTATAATAACGCTGTTATTTATGAGAATATCTCTGCCGCAAAAAATAATGTTGCTTACGGGATTATCTGCTTGGGGGTTCATAAAAAATACGCTCCTTCAAAAATTAAAATAATTGTTGACAGAACGCCCTTCTTCATGTTATAATATTCATGGAGGCGCGACGCCGCGCCGCGAAGCAAAGTAATGTAGAATATTATTACACATTGAAGCGAAACATAGCAACGTAGCGTTGCAATGTTAGCGGGCGTTGGTTAGTGATACTCTTGGCGGGGTTAGCACTAACCATTTTTCTTTTTTTTGCTGTGAATATTAGTTAAATTTCTCAAGTAGTACGTCCATTTCCTTTATAGCTTCTTCGACCGTATTATATTTGTTGCTTAGCATTGCTACTTTGCCATTATTTGAGAAAGTGATTTGAAATCCGTTACCGCCTAGTTGGGTCACTTGAAAACTTGCTGGGTTTGAGGTTAAAATGTCAATTGTCTTGACAGTGTACTGGTAACTATTCTTTTCCATTTCAAGATAAGTGTTTGCACTTTCATAAAAAATTACCGACTTGAAAAGTGGCTTTTTTTTTGCTTTCTTGAAATATTCGCTGCATATGAGTTTAATTATGCCTGCAACGGTGATGTTTTTTTGGCTCGATTCTTCTTTTAACTCGGAGTATAAATCATCTGGTATATGTATGCTATACTTCATTGTACCCTCCTCTCGTAATTAATTGCAAGACAAACAACTATCTACCTCCTATATAGTATCACAAACAACTACCTACTTCCTATAATATCATATTCAATCTAAATTGTCAACCCATTTTCGCGAAAGTTAACTTTTTTTCGACAAACATTTTTTCGCCGTGTTTGAAATCGCCAAGAGCTATTGAATTTTCAAGGAACATCGGCGGAGCTGACACACACTTTTACAAAGTATGTGACCCACTCTGACACTTTGGCGTTGCCGAAAGTGCCGTGGGCGCTCCGCGGGGGAACGGTTATCGATGCGCCACGCTGAATATACGTTCGATTGCTGAATATCACCAGTTAATACAATTCACTCTCTAACGCAATACATCTACATCAAAAACGTAATACGTTTTTGAATTTATTTTGAGATTATCGTCAAATAAATTTAGCTCTTTTATAAATGGAGAGTTCACGGGCAAAAAGTTTTTGCCATGAAGCTAAATCCGCATCAAAACTAATGTTTGTGTCGCCTTCTTTGATGTTCGTGACATTGCTGACTTCTTTGCCGGCGCCATTGCGGTATTCGGCTATTCGGGCGGCAAGTTCTAAAAAGGCAGGGGGATAATCCCGCGTCGGGTCGTTCGGGTCGTTGCGCGGATTGAAATAATTGTTGCAATGCCGCTCTATCTCAAATAATATGGTTTCGATATGCCTTCGCCTCCTATGGTAATATAACGTTCTTGTGTTCGATAGCGACTATTTTAGTATAGTCCTCAATCGCCACGACGAAATGACAGTCTGAACCAATAATAGTTCTTTTGAAAAGCATTTGACGCTCGCGCTCTATATTTATATCACGTTTCATAAATACGGTTAAACATTCGGGGGTAAGTATATAACTGCGGGTATCGGTTAATTTATTTGAGATAACCGCCCAACATCCGCTTATTGCTCCGATTATGCCCGTTCCAAGTATATCTGGTACGTTTAATGCGCTGCGGTCGTAAAATTGAGGGTCAAGCCGTATATTTTTAGCGGTAGTATGGTTTATGAGTAAATATTTTGCCGCTCCCTGTTCTTCTTCGCGAAGTAAATCAACGGCTTCTACAACCGAATCATAACTTAAATGGGTAGTGGCGGTGTGAACAAGGCCCAATGTGCTGTCGATTTCTCCCAACAACTCTACTGCGTCATTGTCAATTTTATCTTGTATAGACATGCGAAGCTGTTTTGTGGCTTCGCCGACCGGGTCACCATATCCCGATAATACGGCTTCATCTGTCAAAGCGACGTTTTTGACAGCTTTTTTAATGGAATATGATATATCCTCGGTTTGCATTTCGGTGACTTCCCCTTGTGTGTTTTCGGGCAAATCCTGCGCCGGGCCTATATACTTCCATGCAGGGATAGTTATTGAATCGCCTGCGCGCCCGGTCAAAGTACGGTCAACGCGGAAAAATTCCGTCGCTCTGAGTTTATATTCCAATTCTGCGCCGACCATGTCCGCCATAACTTGCGGATTAATGAGTTCTTCGAGTAATGTAACGTTTACTAATGTATCTGCCATAATTATTTATTCTCCTTTTGCATTTGTGTTAATTTATTGTAATACTGCGGGTCGCTTATAAATAAATTTAAACGTTCCTTATAATTCATTTTATTAAACGCTTTGCGCTGGAAATCCGCCAATTCCTGATTTGTTATATCAGCTTTTGGTGTTTGCCCTTTAAGCGCTTTTTTTATTCCTTCCTGTATGCCGTCTTTAACCGCCTTTTCAATGTAGGCCAATACGTCAGGGTTATTATTAATAATATCGTTTTCCGGCTTGTCTGGTAGTTCTTTTTCTGGGTCTGGCTCGCCCATCGGCGCGGCGGTCGTTTCCTCAATGCTTATTTTCTCTTGCTCACTCATTTTTGTCCTCCTCGTTTATACTTTCTTTCGCAAAAGCGTTTTTATAGGGATTATAAGATTCAAGGGATTTTTCTTTCATCTCGGCGACTTTTTTCAATTCCTCTTTCGCTTCTTCCGGGGTCATGCCTTCATGTTTAACCAAAAATGTAATATCGCTCATAAGCCCCGACGCAAATAAATTCATATCAATGTTTTTTTCGTTTGCCTTATCATCGGCCAACATAATAAAATTACGTTCAAACTTCGGCTTGACTTCGGTATAATCTCCGAGAGCGTTATTTTTCAGCCGGAAAATATTATATAATAATTCAAGTTTTCGCTGTATTCCTTTGTAGACGGTTCTTTCTTGCCTTGATGCTTGAATCTCCGTAGGTAATAATTTAAATTTAATCGCCACGCCCGACGAACCGAACGAACCTAAATCCTCAATGTTCGGGATATTCCCCAATTCTCTGATTTTATTTGTGATTGTTTCTTTAAGCTCTTTTATATGGGTATTATCAACTTGCTTAATTAACCATTGCGCCGACGCTTCACCATCAAGCAGCAACACCCGGTCTTTTTTCATTCTTGCAATATCGTCTTGTTGTGTCGCCTGCAATCCTGTCAAGACTAAATAAGCGTCGACAAATGCCTCCCAGTCATTAATTTCATCGCTTACTAATTTATTCAAAGCGTCCTGCAAACTCATCACATTTTCAAACGCTCCCATCAGTTCCCGATTGTTTGGGTACATAATCGCGGGAACGTCGCCCCAATGGTGCGGAACGGCCTTTCCTACCGCTTTTAGTTCGCCCACAGAGAGAGAAAGAGAATATTGCGTATAATTTCCCCCTGTATAAAGCGTGACGTTGTAGCCCTCTTTTTCATCAATTTTAGGATATACGCGGATAAATCCGATTAATTTTTCCTCTATAGTATCATCAATTATAAAAATGCTTTCTCGCGGGTCAATGGCCGCAAACCTTGGCATACTATCCTCATCTGTGTAGAATAGTTCCGCCCCGAAGCCGAACACATTCATATGGAGTACAACGGATTGTGTTTCGTCGTCATTATCGTTGTAGCTTAAATTATCAAGTATTTCTTGCGGCGCGTCATAATATTTTACAGGAACGCCCACAAGATAGGAAGTAAGAATATCTGCAATTGAGCGACAATAATTAACAACTATGCGGTTATTTGGTTTATCTCTATCGTTTTGTGTACGCAAGAGGATATCTTGCTTTCCAATATAATAATTATGCAAACGTTTTAGCCTGTGAATATCGTCTAATTTCTTACGGACAGCATTTATAATAAATGCGTTATCCGCCAACGGTTTATCGGTTTTTATAATCATAGGCCAAACGCCCCCTTTTTCATCGTTTTCAATCTTGTTTGCTTTCGGACGCTCTCACACCCATAAATTAAGGCCTTTACTGCGTCGTCATTGAATTTAACAGGCTCGTCAAGATATTCCCCCGTTGTCGGGTCTTTCCGCCATTTATACGCCTGCAATTCCTTTTGCGTGTGTTGACAGCGAGCGTCGATATATATCCGCCTGTTTTTAAGCCACGCTATTTGATTTGAAACAGAATTTTTTTCTTTGCTTACGGGATAAGCCTTGTAACCGGCTTTTTTAAATTCCTTAATACGGTCAGGTTCTGCAGAATCACAATACATCAATACATCTTTCGGCATTTTTACGCGCTCGCACAGTTCTATTATCTCCCCTGTGGTCTTTTCCGTTACTACTACCTCTTTTATTACATAAGGCTCGTTATCAGCCCAGCCTATTAGTAAAGTAGCATGGTTATGGTTATAGCCAAAATCGGTACCGAGAGTATGCTGCTCAAATTCTTTGTCTTTATAATCCCCAACGGTCACATTCGGGAAGACAAGCCCGCCGACCTCGCCCCAGTTCCCCAAACCGTAAACCTCGAAACCCTCCGGG